AGCGGAAAGCTGTGAATTGCGTACATAATTGTATCCTGTGTGGGGTCTGTATCAGTAAATGTCCGGAAAAGGCGATCAGATACGGGAGGAAAGATGATGAGGAATAAAGTAATTACTTTTTGTGCAGCTATGGGTATACCGATTTCTTCTTGGGGCAGCACCTTTGGCTGCACCGGTATTTGTGGCAGCTGCCAGTTAAGCTGTTTGCCGGGAGCGGCGGCTGTCGTTATTTTATCTGTTAAAATTTTTTCTAAGAAGATAGCTGAAAAAAGGCGGGCCAGGTATGAATAAACAGCTTGGGAAAAAAATACTTCTGGTGTTGGCTGCTGTTATGGTAATGATCTTACTCAGCAGTTTCAAAATGCAGAATGAAGGCGACAGGAGCTTTAAAAAAATAGTTTTGAATAAAAATAAAAGTGTTGAATATACTGTTGACGTAGGGAAAATGGGTCTGCTTAAATACTGGCTGGAGCCGAATGTTTTTTCCGTTGCTTTGCGTTGTCAGACGGAGGACGATACCTTGAAACTGCGTTGTGAAACAGAAGGCGTGGATGCTATAATTTCACAAGGCTCTAAAAAAGGGATTTGGAAAAAGTTAAAATCTGAAGATGTTTTAGTAAAACGCAGTAAAAATACAGTGCCAATAAATTTAGAAATCGCTGTACCTTCAAAAAATATTTATAGAAGAAATGTGCAGGAAGGTAAAATAAAAATTTGGAATCAGGACGAGCTTTATTCTGTAATAAATTTGAAGATCGTAAATTCCAGATATCAGTGACAGTGTTTTACTAACATATCATTGACAGAGTAAAAGTTTGCTGTAATGGTAAGCTTATTTTTTATTTAGAAAAATTATAAGTGTACTCAAAGAAATAAAAAAGCCGCAGAACTAAGTTCTGCGGCAAAATATTTTATGGAGCGGGAGACGAGATTCGCACTCGCGACACGCGGGTTGGGGGCAGGGGGGGGTTAGGGGGCCTTGAGTGGGTCTACAAGCTACTCTCAAGCCATTTTAGCATGGGCAAGTAGAGGCCCGCAAGCCGCATTGTTTCGTGGCAAAAAGGGGTACGTTGGTACCACGTTGGTACCAACTAAAGCGAATAAATATTTTTAATTTTTTCGGGAAGATGTTCATCATAACCAGGAATCGCGTGGCCATATAAATCTAATGTGTGGCTCGCTTTGCTATGACCTAAACGCTTAGCTACTTCAAGCAGAGGAATGCCAGAAGCTAATAGTTGTGTAGCATGGGT